TAGGTGAACTGTGATGGCCCTTACTCGGGCTTCGCCGAGTCAGGGCCGGGAGCCGCAACAAGCGGTCCAGGAGCCTCTGTAGGAGGCGTCGAGGCTGGAGGGGGATCAGGTATAGGCTTGGGGCATAAACCCAGCTCCTGAGCTTCAGAGAGATTCTCAGGATCATCCAGGAACGCGAGCAACTGCCCGGGATCGTTGTTGAACCTCGTTCGAAGATAGGCAGGAAGACGTGCAAAGTCACTTTCTGCCTCAATTATGCGGTTTTTCATGGTATGGAAGTCGCAGGCATCGGTAAAGTCACCATATTGACCTTCCGAAGCATCAGATTCGAGGAAACCCGTTACCCGATATTTCTTCATGATGCTATTTATGTCCACATCGTTCTTGTGGTGTCCTTCCACCACAGAGCCTGCATCAGTGATAAACGATACACGCCGCGAACCATTCGCTCGCTTGTCAACTACTTTTTTCATCTTGTGTCCTTTCAATTGAAAAGAGGGAGCTACGTAAAAGACGCAGCCCCCTATGGTTAGAATCAGCAGATAAGAGAGAAACCTTATCACGCTGGGACTCCGACAAGGTCGATAAAGTCGATCACGTGAGTTTTGTCAGTCTCGGGACAGGTCAAGGCACATCCGTCGTCATAAGTGCCAATTTCCCATAACTCATAGTCACCTGGATGTTTCCCATATTGATGATCCGGATTATTGGCCAGCTCGCCAAAGGCTCGACACGCAACAGCAGTGTTGTGCAAAAAAACAGGCACATTATAGATTTTCGCTTTTTTGTCGTACACAGAATACATTTTAGTAATCATTTTCGTAAGTCCTTACTAACCTAGATAGTTTTGATTGCAGCACCTTCTCACGAACGCGAAGGCGAGCAGGAGTATTATCGTCATAATTCAGCATGGCATCCAGCTTTCTTTTGTTCTTAATTTTGAGAAAGTCCTCTGGATGGCTTCTTTCGTACATATTGTCGTAAAATCGAGGCACTTTAAAGGATTTTCCTCCCGCAGTCACATAGTCTTTAGGGAAGCAACTCGAAGGGTTTTTATCAAACCAGACTTTACCGATACCTGGCCGCCGTGACATAGTTGTGTATTCGGGCTGCAAATAAAATTCCTCGCCAGTTGTAAAGTCGTAACGCCGGTAGTATGAATCCGCCAGCTTCCCGTTCATTTTCTTGAGGATATACCGAGCCACATAGGCAGCAGACTCGACAGTTACATGTCCAATCATTGAGTATCCGAAAGGCCAAAGTTTCTCGAGTTCTTGAGAACGGTAGTAATGATTTGTTCCCCGAGTCTCAAGAAGTACCTTATCAGGGAAATCAAAGTTAAATATACAAGCATGGTGATGAGGCCGTGAGTGTTTAGAGCCATACTCACCACAATGAAAGTAGCGTATAGGATAGTGGTAGTCATCAGCTTGAACAGAGTCCTTATTGAGTACACGACCAGTAGACTTTTCAACGGCCTCATAACCATCGAAGCGACGTCGCAATCGCTTCATGAACTTCTGAAAATCAGATTTAACCAGAGAACAACGGCCATTCACATTTTCAGAATTGAAAGTCAAAGTAATAAAACAATTACGTTCAAACATAGAACTCTCATGGATACAGCGGATAGCCCAAGATTTAGAACGATCCATGCGGCATCCAGAACAGTTTGAACACGGAAGAAGAATTGTCTCGAAGGGGCAATCAGATACATCTGAATGGTTGAAGCAAATCACTGATTTGCCATTATCGGTTTTTTTGTTAATTGCCCGGTAGGCTTTGATTGGGTGATAACATGTCATACAAAAGCCTCCGTAATATTATCCGAAAGGGGGACGCCCCTCCAACCGAAAATAGGTCTGCCCTCAATTGCTTGCGCAGGGCCGACGCGATTTTAGGCCGAAGGGGCTACAGCCCTCACTGTCTTGTGTTAGAGTCGATAGCCACCACGCATGGGCGAAGAACGCGAGTTCCTGCGATTACTCCCACTTGTGCGTTTGAACAGTTTCCGACTACGACTTCGTTTCATACGTTTTCGTCTCATTTGAGTTCCTCCATCAGTTGAAAGAGTTCTTTAGTTTCGGCCTCGTTGAGGCCAAGAGTCGCACCCTTACGTTGTAGGTGCTCAAGTTTACGGTTCTTCCAATTCGGATAGATACCGGGCGTTTTGCCTTTACTTATCTTCGGAACCACTTTAGTCGCACTAGATGTTGTGCCACGCATTTTACTACGGATATTAGCGATACCTTTTTTGAAGCCGCCAAAGACCTTCTTCGCGGAATTGCCTAAGCCAGTAATAATCGAGGCAGCCTCATCACCAACACCAGTTTGAGAGTTAAGCCGAGAGGCATCAGTCATATCCTGCATCCACTTGGGCAGACTATTGTAAAAGTCCAACATGTTTTGATCCAGGGTAGCAGATACGTTAGCTTTCGCAGTATTAGCCCGATGTAGGGCAGAAGCAGCACCACGCGAGATCCCCGCAGACATATCGGGTAGCGAAGGCGTCGAGCCAGTCGGGGTTGAGGCTCCTTTACCACCAGCAGAAAGAATAGGATTCAGCCCAGCCGAACGCAGGTCAGCAACCTCGCGTTGGTGGGCAGTATTAGACATCCGCTCTTGGAATTTACGATTGTACGTCGCTTCATCGGATGCCTGTTTAGCCGTAAGAGCAGAAGCACCGAGACCGCCAAGAGGCGAACCAACGACTTTATTCACAGTACCTAACACTTTATCAAACAAACCCATGATACCTCCTAGAAGTGATCGACCAGGCCCGGTACGCTGTAAACGGGCATCGGCCTAGTGGCGGAAATATCGAAGAACGCATCGAATGTAAAAGTAGGTTCATCCACAACAGCAACCACACGCTCGATCGGCATGTTTTCCTCGATGAAATCCTTGTTAAGTACCGGCAGCTCAGAAAAATCCTGAGACAGATGCCAAACATCGAGAGAAGTCGGATCGACCGAACGCATCTTGCCAGTAATCATAGACGGAGCATAACGGTATTCGGCCCATCGTTCCTGATAACCAAACACCTCAGTATCAGCCGCAGTATTTTGAGCGTAGATTTCCTGATTAAGGACGGCCTGCTCCCCCAAATGGGACAACGCCGGCCAGAAGAAATCATACTTAGTCGAACGCGACCACATTTTATTCAAAGCGGTCTGATAAGTAATATCGGCACGGACTTGCACAAAACCAAAAACATAACCATGTTCCACGAATGACTTCGTGAAACCCACACCAGATTGGGCATGATAGCCGACAGCACCGAGAGTACCGAGTGGAGTCCCAGTTTCAAGACTTTGGGTGGTTTGAGCCACAGGAGTGACCTGGATAGAGCGAGAACCGCCACCAAGATATTCAGGACGCTGCAACCGAGAATCCGGGCTATTCACGAGAAAATGACTCTTGATTATCTCTGTGTACCGAGTTCCTCCGCGGGCGTCTCGCTCCAGCAACTTTTGAAGCTGGAAGGTTTCACGCAGAGAATTAATCGTGGCCGCCGTTGCTTCAGATAGATCCGTATACAAACCAGAGTTGCCAGTAGTTACCAGACCAATCGCCCTATTGTTGACAGACTGCGTACCAGGAGTAGCAGTAATCGTACCGATATCTTGACCCGCGTGATTGTTCCCGACGTTCACACCCTCATTCGTGGAGAAAAACGTACCCAAATTACTCACAGAATCGTTGAATACCAAAGCCTTACCAGTGCCATACACAGGAGCTGTCGTACCAAGTGGTAACTCGACACCAGGGCCCTTTTGAGGCCAGGGCAGACAGGAGGTGAAATAGTCGTGGCGTTTGCCACGTTTCAGCAGATTGTAATTTAGGATGTCGTCAGGCCCTTCGTCGTGTTCCACTTTGACAGAATCCACAAGGTTTTGATCACGAAACCATTCGTCAAAAATTAGATTGTATCCGCGAAAGGGAAGGGCATTCACAGTCAGACCAGGAACGCCAGTAGGGAGGCCGAAGTAATCGGCCAAGCCGCCGATTTTGAAACCGTCGACTAGATCGGACTGAACCGTAGGTACAACAAAGTCAGTGGAATCCCCAGGATTTTTTTGCTCGCCCATAAATTGCTGGAATTGATCCCAGACAAGGCGATTCGGAACGAAGAAGAAGAAGAAGTCCATGAACATATTGTCCATTATCGGAACGATAGGCGTGTTTAATCTCGCGATACTGGAGAGCTTCACGTTAAAAGTGTCTCCAGGCAAAATTTCATCGCAGTAAATAGGGTAAATAAAATCGGGGTCCAGGGTCGTCTTATACCCATGGGACCGCTTGAACGTCGAACGCTGGATGTTTGCAGAGGGAATTCTCGAAAATTCATGACTCATGACAGACTTTTGTCTATGTCTTTTAAATGGCATTTCTGGCCCTTTCGGAAGTAATGGTGTCAGTCCGCA